ACGACCATTCCGTGCAACTTGTTTGTCTGATGCTTCACGATTAAACATGCCACGTTCACCAGACTTTGATTCATACAGAGATACCCATTCACGCATGAACGTACCCATCTCTGGTTTAAACTTGTAGGATACACTGTTGTTTGCCAAAGCACGTTGACCTTGTGTTTCCCACCATGTTCCAGACTTAGCGTGTCTCATCTGGTCATCACCTAAATTAGATAGGCTGATTAGTGCTGATCGTCTGACACCACCAACCACAACAACCTGTCCAACTTTACACATAATATCGTGACACTCTATTGGATATAGTTTGCGGCCACTAGCTTTTTTAAAAGTATTTATTGTAAAATCAAATAGTTCTACAAGAGGTTCAGGTCCTGATGCCCTGCCACCCATAACCTTTAGCTTTGCTCCTGCAGGTCTAACGGATGACACATCCCATGTGGGAATCTGCCCAGAGTATAGTAATGCAACCAACTCTTTGTAGGACTTTGCCCATCCCATACGACTATCTGCAACTGTAATAACTGTATCACTGTTATGAAAGTTTTCAGCAATGATTGGTAGTTTATCTACGTTCTCTCGTTCTACCGAAAATCCAACACCTGTACCACACATGAGAATGTACATACACTCATCAAACGCTCTAGGGTGATCAACAGGAATGTAACTACAATTATATCCACAGATATTATCTCTATCTAATGCTTCTCCTGCAGTCATCATTGCTCGCATAGATGGCATTACTTTAAGATCTAATATATATTTATACATATCCTCTCTTAAAACGTGATCCATACTAAATTTAAATTTACTTTTAAGATGATCATCTATATATGCAACATATCTACTGACAGTCTCATTCCAATCTTCTCGTCTTTTCTCTTCTTCATTCCAACGAGCATAGCGTGATTTGTGTATAAAGTCTTGGTATGGTGTTGGTAAATTTTTCATGCTTCTTCGTTTCCTTTCAGTTCTTGTTCCATTTTTATTTCTATTAATTTTTGCAAATACCATTCTGCTTTTCTTAAATCTTCTACAGGATTGTTTTTGTATCTATATCTCCACAGATACTTAATTACTACTCCTTGCAAATAATATTCAAACCCACTGTTTGTTGCTGATTCAATAGCATCAATGCACTCTATCTTATCCTGATTGTAATGTGGTGGTCGGTTTACCATATCTTTTTTCATTGTTTAGCTCCAAAGTCTACTCTAATTACATTATCTTCTTTAGAAATATATTCTTTATTTTTTATTCTTAACATGCCCATTTTTAGAATTGATCCTAAATCTATGTCCATAATTTCTAACAACCCCTCTTGTGCTATTGCAGCAGCACAGGGAAATTCACCTTCTTTGTATGAATTGGTTGTATCATATGCAGTTATCGTAAATGTATCATCATCCATTTTTTGTAATATTATATAATATCTATCTTTTAACAATGTTAATTTCTCTATTTCTTTTTCTTTATCTCTCATTTTTTAACCACTCCCTCGGCACAGTTTTTTCTGCCCAATCAAATCCATGTCTATTACACCAATCACCATAGGTTGTTTTACTACTCTTGTATAGTTTATTTTTTGCATTTGCAAACACAAACCTAATATCACATTCCGGGTGTTGTTGTTTGACAAGTAACATCTTGGATCTATCCTCACGTGTTAAATGACCTTTTGCTTCTATGTATATATTTGTTTCTGGTATGTAAAAGTCTGGTGTGTAGTGTCTAACCTTTGGAACGTAGGGTAACTTAATTGTTTCGTATTGAAACTTAGCTCCCTCTTGTACCATTTTAACGGCTACTATTTTTTCAAACTGTGATCTATATACTGGCATTACGAAAATGTCTCCCTTATGTATTCCATTCTTGTTGATAACGTCTTTGCCACTTCTGGGGAACGTTTTTCTAAAATCTCTAGCTCCCTTTGAAAAGGTGAAATCGGTAGGCATATAATAGTTTGACTCCATAGGTAATCATTAATCTTTTTAAATTGTTTCAACAATAAACTCTTATCTCGTGACTGTGTTTCTTCTCGTAGGTAGCCATCATCTGTGTAGTTCTCACGCAACGTTATAGGGATGCCTTTGAGATGACCTCTTAACACGGCTATCATTCTACCACCACCAAACTCTTTATGTGACTCAACATATAGAAAAGCAACATGTGGATTTATTGTAATGAACTCCAAATCGTAGTCATCTGTATATACTAATGGCATTATATGCTCCTCTGTACATATCGTGTATACCAAACCTGTGGTGGAGATTTTGCTTTTGATGTTATTTTATTTTCAAGTCTAGCATTTTCCCAACAGTATTTTTTATATTCACAAAAAGAACAAATTTTAGGCATAACTCTATTTTTTGTGCGTATGATTTCTCCATCCTTTTTGTATGTTTCCCAATCATCTTTAAATTTAACCTTTTTAAAATCTGCTTTTTTAACAGTTTTAACAATGGTGTTTGCTTGTTTTATAACTCTTTTGCGTTCTTCAATATCATTTGGTGCATCTACAACTGCCCATTCACCAGTTGATTTGTTTATGACAATCCAACCACCAAAAGGAAGATCATTTGCTTCACCATACAGATGCCCTTGCACTATGTACCCAAATGCATCATCCTCTTTTATTTTATCATATCCGTTGCCAAATTTGTGATCAAATGAATATGGGGATGCTGATTTTATATCCCACACTTTTTTTGTTCCATCTTCATCGATGATTACATCAAGTGTGCCTTTTATGTTTTCTTTATCAAGAACAATAGAACATGGTTTTTGTTCAGCAACTACGTCAATTCCTGCGGCCTTAATGACAAGCATAGCAACTGCTTCGATCAAATCACCGAACAGAAATCTCATTATATCGTTGTAGGAACTTTCTTTGGGTTGTTTGTCTAACATTAATATTTGTTGGCAGATAGGTCTACCTATGCCAGACATTCTTAAACTTGCATCATCTCTACGACTAAACTGTTTTCGTATAGCCGTTTCACATGAATCTTTGAACTCTTGAATAAGATGATCAGGGAGTTCGATTTCTCCCTGACCAGCTTTATCTAAAAACTCCTGTATGCTAACCAGTAGTAGCATCGAAGTCTTTGGAGAGATCTGAATCTTCATCAGACACATTTCCCTTCAAAGCTTCGTTATGTAACCTCATAACACTAGCATTGGCAGCATCGATAGAGTCCTTGAACATTCGTATTAAATTTTTATCCTCATCGGATAGAGAAGTCAAAGACTTACCTTCAGTAGGCACTGGTACAAAAAATGTAACAGAACCTTTTTTCATTTTAGAAGTTTTAAGATCGATCCAAATTCTTTGCATGATCTTTTTCTGTTTATTCAAACCGTTAATAAAATTGTTTATCGGCATGAATCCAGACTTTTTAAAGTAACTGATGATGGGTAGGTTATCGAGTTCCACCTCGTTGCCATCTCCATCTTTCATCTTACCAGACACAACCCCATAAATTACTTGATTACATGTGACTGCTTTGGATGTAATCAAACGAGGATCATCATCTGCAAGAGTCTCAGCTTCTTCTTTTAACAGGCGACCACATCTATTACCACCTATCGTATCAGCAAAGTCTCCAGACAAACTCGCTTTTTGGACTGAATTGCAAATGGGTTTACCCTCATCTGCATCAAAAAGCGACCACATGAAAGACCTCATAAACACCCTCAACTTGACCTCTGGTGCGTACAAGTATCGCCCTTCATGCCAGACTCTCCAATCTCCCTTCTTCAAAGATTGTCCAGAGTCCGTTTCCGTTTCATAGTTAATAGCCAACTTGGACAACTCATTTTTTGGTTGTCCATCATCTTGACCTGTTAGTGCCATCAGAGCTTGATCATCATCATTCTCTAATGCCGTGACCATCTTATCGAACTGGTCATTAATCGTAGCTAGATTATTTATTTTAACTTCTCCTTTTTAAAAGTTAGCGATAAATTTATTCTACTGGATAAACAACTTCTGTGTCAAGCCAATTCTTACCTTTTTTTATTTCAATCTCAACAGGCATTAAGTATTTGATTTTATATCTTTTTTGTAAATCTGCCGCAACACCCAACATAGAAACTTTTAAAATTTCTAAAACATGTAGCTCTTCGTCAGGATGACAATCTATCACGATAGAGTCATGCACAGTATTACAAATAAGAGACTTATATGGTTGCAATCTTTTATCTAATTCAACCAAACAACAGGGCAATATATCTGCAGTTGCAAACCCTTGTACAGGATAATTACATATAGCAGTACGGTTTGTTGCAGTACCCCAAGTTGTCCATTGTACATCTGGGAAACAATATCTGCGGCCAGAAGGCAACATAATCTGTTTTGTTTGAACTGCTTCTCGTTGCAACTTATCATGCCACTCTGTTACACCTTCATACTTTGCCTTAAATGCTCTGTAATATTTCTGTTGGTCTGGTGTGCCTGTTACACCACCATACAACGGTTTGAATGTATCAGCTTTAGCAGTCTGTCTATCGCAACCAATTACAGATGCAGTGTAAGCATGTACATCCACACCATCTTTTACATCTTTATATATCTGCGAATCATTTGCCAAAAACCCTGCAACTCTAAACTCCAACTGTGAATAGTCTCCCTCAATAATCGAACCACCTTCAAACCTGCTTTCAACCACCTTGCGTATACGAAACGTAGATCCACGTGGCATGTTCTGAAAATTTGGGTTTCTTGACGATAAACGACCTGTAGCAGTAATGCACTGCATAAATTCTGGATGTATAAAATTATTCTCATCAACATTGTTTTCCATTCCCTCTACAAATGTACTAAGGTATGTACGCAAAGCTGAATATCTAACATACAATTCAACAAACTCTTTTGCAGCGCCACTGAGTACTGGCAACATTTCTTCAAGAGTTGTCTTATCTGTTTTAAATCCTGCTTGTGCAACATCCTTTGTGTTTCTTGGCACAATACGTAAACCTGCAACTTGTTTACTTTGAGAGTAAACTACACCTGTTGCATTACAATTCTTACATAGCCTGTTAGCTTTTCCTAACTGTCCGTTCTTTAGTTTGAAACGTACTCTCCCAACACCTTCACATGTACCACATTGATACCCTGTTGTTTTCTTAATCACTTCAGTATTGTTTCGTATTGTACGAGCAAACAATTCTTTGGACATTTTCTTTCGCATCTTTATCTTACGAGTTGCACCACGCATCTCATGTCCAATGTTAAATATTCTTGCCCATGTTTCTTTGTTGTTTATCTTGCGAGAATAAAACAACATAGATCTATCATCTGCACTGTTAAGATTAATTGGTGTGTCACCCATGACATCACTGACAATCTGTTTCAAACGTTTGTCTATAGTAGTTAGTTCGTGTTCATATTCATTTCGTATATCATTGAGTGTTTCAAGATTAACCTTTATTCCTGCGTGTTCTATCTTCGCAAGAACATTTGTCATATCAAGCGACAAACGCAGTGTCGGCAATAGTTTCTTCATCTCCAAATAACTCCTCAAATGTTGTGCCAAAGGCTTCTAATTGTTTCAATGCAACTTGTTCAGTTGCTTCAACGTCTGCTATACCATACTCTTCAATTATGTCGTATGGTATATCATAGAATGTTTTACCATCTTTTAAATATCCGTCAACAAGACTTTTCTTTTTTAACGCACCATAGCGTTCGGCTACGCTCTGTAATCCCAAACTCCAACGTCTTGAGGATGAAAGGATGTACTCAGCAACCATAGTATCATAAAGGTGATTATTATAGACAAAGCCACAATCACGCAACCAAGTAATATCGAACTTAATATTGTGACCGATAAGGACATCAACGTTGTCCAAAGACTCCTGTAATAATTCGCCACCCTTGTAGTCTGGTTTGCGAGTAGAATGATTGAAGCATAAGTAAGAGGTAAGGCTACCCATATACTTATAGCCAACGCTAACGAGCTTGTTGCCGAAATAAGGTAAGGGAGTAAATCCACCATTAGTCTTCTCCTTGTGTGTTGTTTCTACGTCTAGTGTCATGCATATCATATTTCTGTTGCCTTTCTTTCTTTTTGTTGTACTTCTTCTTATCAGGTATCATTCTACGTCTATCACGTGCCATCATAAGAAATCTAGCTATTGGATTTATCTTCTGCATTTATAACAGTGTCCTTCCAATATAGTTTATCATCATATACACAAACAGGAATAACCCCTAATTTTTTTTGAGCATCACTAAGTTTTGGCATCCTAATATTATTTTTATAAATTACTGGTGTTTTAACATCTAAAAATAATGTTGTGCCATCTTTAATAGCAATAATATCTATCAGTCCTGTTGAGCCTATATTCCTAAACACTTCATAATTATCTTTTAATAAAATACTACATGCGATTATTTCAAGAATATCTCCTTTTCTAGAAGGTGTATATCCTTTTAATTCTCTTGTAAACAACGACATTAATAATACACTCCATGTTCTACATCTATATTACAATTCAACATACCATGCCAACCATTTATTTTATTCTTTGATATACAGATATGTCGCACAACATTCTCAACTTCACTTGATCCTGTTTTGCCTATGCCTATAATGACATCTGCTTCTCCTGCCTTACCTGTCTTACTATTGTCAAGCATTGCATAGTCAATGAAAGCACGATCATGTGCTTCATAGCTTGCTTGAGATACTGCCCACAA